TGTAGAGTGGACGCCATATCTACAGCGCCATCGATGTCTACAACGTCAAGGTTGGCTGTCCCGTCTACATCAATAGCACCACTAATATCTAGTGTAGCTGCAACTAACTCTCCAGTTAGGGTTAGATCATTAATACCTGTGTAGTCTTTGCTTCCGTCCAGTATAACAGCCTTAGATGCAATAGCTGTACCTGTCCCTGTGCTACCTAAGTCTAGTGAATTTAACTCACCTACAACAGCAGTAATACCATCCAATGCGTTTATTTCTGTGGCTGTTGAAGTTACCGCTACATTTTCGTTAATTTTAGGGGATGTAAGAGTTTTGTTTGTGAGTGTATCTGTAGATACTCGTGACAATAAAGTTGAGCTAGAACCTTCTGGTAATAGCATAGTATTTGTAGCACTAGCGGAGTGCGGTTGTGCTTGGACTGTTTGCCCGTGGCTGTTACTCTCGCAGTTAAATACGATTGAGGCTGAGTTAGTGTTACCTTTTACAACTACTTTACCAGTGCCATTTGGCGCTAAGTTAAGGGCAGCATTCGAGGCTGTAAAAATTGATCCATTAAGTATAGGGTCTGTCAAAGTCTTATTGGTCAGAGTCTTCGTAGTGGACGCCATAAATGTATCAAAATCTGATACAAGAGCCTGTTTCATCACATCCGCATCACTGATGACAACGCCGTCTGTGGCTTGCAGCGTGACTGTAGCCTGAGTAGTAGCAGACCCGTCTAAGATATTTATTTCGTTTGTTGTCAGGGTGGCATTATCTAAGATATTCAATTCTGCGGCAGATGCTGTGAGTCCCGCAATGTTGTTAGCAGTGGCATTAACCGCTTGGATACGAGCTTCTACAGATTGTTGGGTAGGAATTAATGTGGCTGAATTACTTGCCATATTGTCTTCGTCAACGAAGCCCGTGATTGTGATAGTGCCATCCGCTAGGCTACCAAAGTTAATCGTCCCAGAAGTCGTTATAGAAGACGCACCATTGTCAATTGCACCAAAGCCACTAGTAATTGTACCCGCATCCAAAGCACCAACTGTAGTCAGATTTGCTTGCGTGTTTAAGTTCGTCTGCATATAGTTGTTAATGTCGCTCATAGCGACCTGTTTCATGGTCCCCGCGTCATTGACAACTACACGATCACCGTCTGCAAGAGTTGTGCCTATGGCAGACGTATCACCGTCCAAAATCGACAGTTCTGCGGGGGTAGCAGTTATTGTAGCGTTACTCGCCGCCGCTAGTAATGGCAGTGTGCCAGATTGGTTTGGAAGGTTAATTGTGCGGTCTGCGGTAGGATCAACAATTGTAAGAGTGGTTTCGTGATCGTCTGCTGTTGCGCCCTCGAATACAACAGCGTTCTGAGCATTCATAATAACGCTATTCACAACCGTCTGCGTACCTTGAACCGTGAGGTTACCTGCCACAGTTAGGTTATCGCCAATTGTGACTTCAGACGTTGTGTGACCAATAAGAACTGCACCGCCAGATGTTTCGGTGGATACTTTTAGAATGCCTGTCTTGTTGGCTATAAAAGAGTTAGTGCCATCGTGGCTAATCTCTAAATCATCACCTGTACCTACTTTGATTTTTGCATTATCAGGCATGTCTAAGTGCGTGGCAGGGCTAAGAACTCCAGTTACTGCCAGGGTGCTATCGAACGTACCCGCACCAGTAACATCTACAGTGCCAGCGAAGTCTACGTTAGCCCCAGCAAATGTAGCGGCGGTAGTCGTAGCTGACTTAATAATTAGCTGACCCGAATTGTTTGTTAACGAGCCAAATGTAGCAGTATCCGCCTGTAGGAATATATCTCCACCCTTGGCGTCTAAGAGTATGTCACCCTCAACGTCAATTGTTAGGTCACCGCTGGATAGATCAATCTCTGTTCCATCGATGGTTATGTTGTCTACGACCACGCCAGCGTCAGCCGTTATAGCGCCCGTGAAGGCTGATGTGCCAGCGACTGCTAGCGTACCTGCTGTGGCCACGTTTCCTGACGTATTGGCCACAGTGAAGGCGTTAGTGTCCATCGTTAAGCCGCCGTTAAGGGCAGTGGCCCCTGTGACGGCGAGCAAGCCAGCAATAGCCGTATTTCCAGTGCCATTGGCAACGGTAAATTTGTTCGAGTCCATCGTCAGACCGCCATTTAAGGCGGTTACACCTGTAACAGTAAGCGTAGAGTTAAGCGCCGTAGCGCCTGTCATAGTTAAAGTGCCACCAACAGCTACGTTACCAGCGGCTGCAATTCCACCTGAAAGGAACAAATCCTGAAATCTTGTGGATGTATTACCTAAATCAATTGTATTGTTAGCGGCTGGAATAATTGCGTTACCGCTGGTGACTTGGACAATCTCACGCCATACCGCTGCGCCACTGTTGTTACCAACGCAGATGTATACACGACCCGTGGATGAATTTGTCCATATAGAACCCGGCGCATAGCCGTCTGCACTATCGTCCCCAACCCCCGGTACGCTGTTTGTTAAATTATTCTTACCTGCTACCCCACCATTTGCCAGAGGCAGGAAGCCGCTTACTGATGTTGCCAAAGCAATTTTAGTACCGTCACCCGCATTACCCGTATGGCCGTGGCCGCTAGTAGCATTAAAGGCAGCTAAAATTTGGTTAAATTCAGCGTTTAGAGGCGCAGCGGTAATGGCTGTACCGTTAACTATACTCGCGGCTGATTGTCTTACATACCCTGCCATAGTCTATCTTCTCCCGGCTGCACTAAATTCAAAGACTAGGCCCTGAATACTGAATGGTTCTGATTGCCCGTCTGTCACGAAGGTGGCTCTAACTGAGAAGCCGCTACCTTGAATGTCTGAGGTCATTACGGGCTTTGATGCACCGCCATAAACGATGTTTGCGCCGTTGTAGGTCACGCCTCGACCTGCGTAGGTGGTGGGCGCTCCTGCGGATGCTTGAGTGTAGGTAATTGGGACTGCTGTGTTGTAATCACCCCAATCATAATCCACCGCTAAGTTCATCTCAAAAGGGCCTTCTGCCCGTACAAACGTATTAATTTTACGCAGAGTTTTTCTTTGCTCAGTCTCACCGAAGTCTAAATAAGGGGTGGAGTAAACTGAAACGATATTAGCGCCATTAAATGAAGTCCCATTCTCGCTTTTGAAAACCCGGCCATCATGATCTCCATGTAAGATAAGCTCTTCAGTGCCTACATAATCTGACGTACAACAGGATGCTCTGATACCTAGTAGCTGACCAAATTCCCATTCAATAGAACCACTGGAGTTTGTAAGGCCACCTATGATGCCAACACTCTCGCTAGCCGATTGAACAGTGTTGCCTATTGTGGTGGTCACTAAATAACGCACTTGGCTCTTAGAGCGGATAACCACTCCTATCAGCGCGTCCATGTCTTCGTTCTTAATAAGGTCAACTAGAGTGGACTGAATTGGCTTAGACAGAGTTTCAAGCTCAATATCTCCAACCCTAGAAGTACCCGCAACAGGTCTGAAGCCATCAGGGCTTAGGAACATAAGATCGCCGCCGACTTCGAGTACGCTATCGGGAGCCACGCAGCCAATGTTGGTTGTCACGTTTTCTAGGGCAAAGGCATTAGAGGCCGTAACGGTAATCTTCTTAATATTCTTATTACCAAAGACAAATAGGTTATCTCGAAAGGGTTTTATTTGAACTACGTCAAAGCCAGCCGCAATTTGTCCCGCCGCCGCTGCGCTAGTCCACGTATATGGATCGTTTGGTGCGGAGTGAGCAATTGCTGCGCCTGTAGCGGCATGTCCTGCCAAGAATAAGTGGTTTTCAAAAACGTCTACTAAAGCAGGGGCATTTAAAGCCAAGGCTCCACCAGCCGTACCGCTACCATTATTATGGGATGTACCTGCTGTGTAGCCACCTGAGTTCCCACTTTTGATCTCGCACCAGTGCGCCCCGTCAAAGATAATCGCTTCATTAACACCGTCTACAAAAACAATTTTATTGCCTGTACCAAAGTTAAATTGAACGTGGCGTAGCCTATTCACGGTAAGGCCGTTAGCGGTCATCGCACGGGAAGCAGAGTGGTTTAGTGTATACTTTCTCCAGCCTATGTTAGCCGTGTAGAAATAGAATGAGTAAGTAGCCGCACCCGCATCTTTTCGGGCTGCTATTATGGTAGTACCGCCTGTTACGTCATCCTTGAATATTGCAAGACCAAGGACTTTACCATCGCCAGTTACGGAGCCAGCGACTGTAACAATGCCGAAGTCAGGATCAAACTCTTTATATCCCTCTACTCTCCGATAACCGCCAAAAAGAGATGGCTCGAAGTTTAGCATACGTGAGGCTGCACCAGGACTGTTATCCGATAAATCCAAATGGTTTTCATTGGAATTAAGACCACCCGCACAGATTAGTTTGAAACTCTGAATCTGGTCAGGCATTAAAAGTTAACCCTCGTATCTCGAACAGACTGATAATTATTAATGTACAAAGATTGTAGGTCTTTAATGCCTTTCTCATAAGCTCCATACGAAGCTTGGGCCGCGTCAATGTTATCTTTAAACATATACAAATGATAAAGCGCACCATCAATTAAGACGGTGTCATAGCTATCGGGAATACGGGTAACATCATCAAAATTGGTAATGTCAGAATGATTTTGAAAGTATCTAAATTTTAGAGAATAGGTTTTGTTGGGAGAAGGGCTAACGCCATATCCGTTGCCGTGAGAGGGGAATACAAACTGAGGAATTGCAATACCTGCTGCGCCTGAAGCGTTGTCGGTATCACGATACCTAGAATAGTACTCATCGCGCTCTAAGAATCTCAAGGTGGTAAAGCTCACACCTAAAGTAGTGTCAGCCTGTATTTGAAAACTGTTATAATCAGCTACCTTAAAGAAGGTGGGCCAAGAGTACTCTTCCTGACCAACTATTAAGGTGTCTGTTTCTTCAGCCGCATTGAAAGGCCATTCGAACTCAGATTGGTTTATCTTAGATACGGAAGCTTTCACCGCATCTTTAACTAGGGCTTGTACGCCTGTACATGCTCCAAACTCACCATCGATTATCTCCACCTCGTTTAGGCGGCGAAGGACTTGATTACATAAACTGATGTACGTTGATGGCATGTCAAACTTTCAGACAGAGGAATGGGGCCAGCGGTGAAGCCAGCCCCATAAGTTTTATGCTAAGTAATCGCGGTCTACTTCAGTCGCTACAGAGTGACCTGTATCGGTTACGTCCATAAGAAGCGCGAAGACGCGAACCTTACCAGTAGTCAAAGCAGTACCTGACTGTGTGGCAAGTTTGATGTCGATAGTCTCGGCTGCCACAGCCATCAGAGGATTATAAGCGGCGGCGGGGATAGCAAATGTGCCAGCCGCTGTACCACTGTCGGCGTCAAAGCCGTCTACGAAACAATCAACGTCAACGCCTGTACCCAAATCAAGTGTAGTAGTACCTGAAGAGGCCACGGTATCAATTTGGATACCTGCGTTTAAAATGAGTGTCCCGGCTGGAACCGCAATACAAGGAATGATATCGTTTGCTGCAAGTGCAGAACCTTTATCAGTCAATGCTGTTGCGTAGTCTACAATAGTTTGAACCATGTAGGGTGAGCGCCCACGCGAGGAAGAACCCCGTGCAGCAGCTAATGTGTTATCACCTAGTGACATAGATTGATCTCCTTTACTTTACCTACGCGGCGTTATACATTGCAGTTACAATAGATTCTGGTCTAAGAATCTTCGAACCGTATACTTGCATTCCCCGAACAATGTCCGCGAATGAGTCTGGATCACGGTAGATTTCCGTTTTCGAGATGGTTTCTGCGGTAGCAACTGCTGAGTCATGACCAGCAACTATAACTCCGAAATCAGTTAGCTGGTTAGCCGAACCTGCTTTTCCAGCGCCTAGACCTACTGCTGGCAAATTGCTTGAGGTATAGACGCGGAAGCCGTGAAGGTTCTTAACAGTCAAACCATTACGGAGACCACCAGACTCGCCAAAGTCTGAATTCATGAAACGTGAGTCCTCGTCTGCGAGGAGTTCCATAAATACAGGGTCTACAACCAACCAACGACCATTTGTATCAACTTGCTGCTGATCCATCAGGCGTTTCATACGGGCAACTACCATCGCTGGAGAAGCTGTTGCGGTTGGAAGTGCAGTAGCGCCGGGAAGACGCGCTGCAACTGGGATTGAGTGGTTACCAGCCGAAGAAGTAGTAATGTTTGAAAAACTATCTTTCCTTAGCTGCATAGTTGCCAAAAGCTCATTGTCACCAGCAGTGGTAACAGCTTTATCGCCACGGGCTGTAGTGTTCAGCGCATTTGCTGAAGCGTGGATTGTAGATTGCTTGTAACCGGAAAGATAACCAAGAACGTCTTGGTCAAATTGGTCAGCTAAACGATAAGCTGCCCGGTCAGTTGCTAGTTGCATAAAGTTTACATGCCATGTTTTCGACAGATGGCGCTAGTTATCTGCCCGTTCTCTTATGAACTGCTGCATATTACTATGCAGAGAAGACCATATTATCACCCTAGATTTTCTAGGGGTTAGCCGCTTCGAGCCGCTTGGCTCTACTCCCTTTCGGGATGGTCGTTGGACGTTCCTCTTTCAAGGCTTCGCTGCTGATTGCCCCCGCCACTACGCGGTAGGGTGTCCCAGACAATTCAACTAATTCTTCGATAGGGATTACTCCCTAAAGCTCCCATTATATTAAGAGTGCGCTTCTTCAATATCGTCAATCTTAAAAGCAAAATAATTCGCTTTATTTACGACTAATGAGAAGTCTTCATCGTCCAAATCTTGTGGACTGATTGTTGTTCCACGCGAATATGCGCTAACGGAAATTTCAGGTTCTTTGATAATTCTTACGGTATCACCTTGCATTACTTTCGACAGATTTCGCTAGTTATCTGTCCGTTCTCTTATGAACTGCTGCATTTTATCAATGCAGAGAAGACTATATTATCACCCTAATATTTAAGAAAGATTAGGGGCTAGGCGCTTCGAGCCGCTTGGCTCTACTCTGTTTCCACAGATAGTCGTTGAACCTTCCTCTTTCGAGGCTTGGCTGCTGATTGCCCTTGCCATTACGCATTAGGGTGTCCCAGACAATTCACCTAGTTTTTCGACAGGAATTACTTCCTGAAGCTCCCAAAAGTGGTTAAGAGGAAATTTCTCCAAAATAGTCCGAATTCGAAATATCGCCTACAACAGTAGCTTTGCGAAAAGCACTTTGAGTTTTTTTGCTATAAATTACACTGCTGAAGTTGCCGTTTGGTAATGACCCGTGACCGGGTGCTGATTGAAATGCCATTAGTTTTTCCTTTGAATGAAATGGCTGGGGATTTACTTCTACGCAGAATACACACCTATCGAGGTATCCGAATTTACTCGGCTCTTTATTAAGTGGGATTGAAAAGCTAGAAGCAGCTAAATCAGACAATGAACAATAGTGTCAGTTTATTTAGAGTAGCGCCGAAACGGTTCCAAACTTGCTGGTGGACTTTGTAGTATTATCTGGATCGGGTGGTTTAAGGTATACTAAGAAGTGTCCTAAACCGTTGTTATTCAATGCTTTCATTATAGCACATCGAATTAGTTAAAGCAATAGTTGATTGCTTTATTAAAAGTTAACGAGCGCCGCCCGAAACGTCATAACTAAAAGTACCAGCCGCACGGGAAGCATCAATAGCTTTCTCGTTAGACTCGAACTCTTGGATCGACATTTTATTGACCATGCTCTCAGAGAAAGCTGCCTTGCCTACTGCGCTGGGCGCGGAGGAGGAAGTACGTCCTACAGCCTGTGCTGCGGAGCGCGTATTCTTACGGCTTCCTTTATCTGACTTATACAAATCGATTGTGCGAGAGGCCCAGATTGCGTCTGTGTTATTCTTGTAGACGCTGTCTTGCATAGCAGAAGGCTGCATAGAAACCCACTCATGAAACTTAGGGTCAGCGCGTATGGCTGCAAAGTCGGGGTGCATTTCCAGTAATTGGTTTTCTGCGCCTTTGCGATTTATGCTTTGCTCGAATTTCTCTACTTGCTCTAAACGTGCCTCGCCCTTCGCTAAGACCTCGTTAGCTCTTTTAGCAGCAATTGTATCCACGATCTTCGCTACATCAGGGTAACGATTAGCCCAAGCTTCAACTTCTTGATCGGTCTTTGGAAACTTAATCTGTTTCCTAGTTGCAGCGTCCAGTTGTTGCTGAACTTGTGAAATCTCTTCATCTTTTTGATTTCGAACCGTTTGGATGTGGCGCTGGATATCCTGGTAGCGTTTTTTATAGGATTCCTCTTCAGCATCTAATTCTGGTTCAGGGGCTGCTTGTGCCATTTCTTCTGCGTATGATAATTCAGTATCTTCATCAGCAGCGCGTCTATATTTTGTATTACTCATTAGTACCTCTTCTGGGTCCAGACTAGCTGGGTGTCCAAGTTAAACCGCGAATGAATATTTGTTTTTTTGCATTAGCGGCATGTCTGATATCCTCGGTGAAATCTCAATAATCTCATCAGAGTCATCCAATTTATCGTCTACTTTAAAAGTAGCGACTTCTACATCGATGTCCTCATCGGACTCTTCGATTTCTTCTTCCTCAACCTCTTCGGCTTCAGGAGTATCTTCACTTTGAATTAAACCGTCCATCTGCATAGACATAAGACCCATCTCGGCTTCAGCTTGCATCATCTGGATTTGTTTCAGGCCATGCCATTTAACAACGTGGGCTGGCATCACATACTCATCAGTAGACAGCTTGGCATCAATGTCATCACGAACATTCTCAGGGTTGGACCCGATAGGAATAGGATTGCCAGAGACTTCATCGTATCCCATCATTCCGCCCATTAGGCCGCTCATCATTCCACCGTGAGACATCTCTACAATCTCATTCTTTTTTTTCGCATCTTCAATTTCGCCTTCACGGGTTGAAACAGTGCCATCCTTATTAGTGTCTGCGTCACTATCATCCCGCTGATATTTTTTATTTGCCATGTCTCTGCCCTCTTTTGTTGTGATGCCTTTTCGGGCAGTTGCTAATCCACCGGGTGCAAATTCGTTCTCTGCAATTTGGGTGGGTGGATCATCTTCTCCAAAAACTCGAACGTATTCTTCGTATTGCATTTGCGCCTTATGATCTTCAAATTCTTGTTGCTGACTTTCAGCCAAACGCCTTTCTTGTTCCGCAAAGTATTCAGGGGAAGGGCGTTCTTTAGGGCGCTCACTTGTAGCCACAGCTAGAGGAGATGGCCCAGTGTCTTCTTTCGGTATGACTTCCCACATGGGAGCGCCGTCAGGGAAAGTCTCTCCTGTTAAGCGTAGACCCGTTCCAGGGCCGTCCTCCATAGTAGTTCCCTCTGGCATCCCCAGATAGATAGGGTCCATAAGGGCAGCATCTTCTGGGAGGGTGATGTTTACGTCTTTATTACGGTCAGCAACTTTTAACTTTTTTAAGGCTTCTTCCACAGTTGTTTGGTCGTTCATCGCTTTATGTATTTCTGTATCGAAATCTTTTAAAGCTTGCCTACCTTCAGCAGTGGCGTCTGCGCTGGGCCAATCAATCCCACTGTCTAGTGCGTTAGCTTTAGCTTTTTTATCACTAACGATTTCTCCGTTCCAAACGGTTGGTATAAGAACCTCCCGCCCATCAATCTCTACCCCTATTGTTTTAACAGTTGAGAGGCTTCCGTCTTCATTCTCAACGGTGTTACCTTCTGCAATATTCTTAAAGTGATGGCGAGTGATTGCGTCCATTATTTAGCTCCTGCAATGACTTCATCTCGCAAAGTTCTAAAGCGGCGAAGTTCCTGTATTGAGCCTTGGATTTCTAAGACACGGGTATGGTCCTTAGTAGTCTCTAACTGTTGATGCAGCATGGCTATCTTACCCAGCGTGTATTCGATCAAGAGCGACATTTGCTTCTTGTCATTAACAAACGCCAACATTGCGCGGTAAAATTCTTTATCCATTTATTGTACTACCCCTTGAGGAGGTGCAGCAGGTTGCCCTCCATTGTCACCGCCGCCAGCACCTGTGAAGCCGGGTGCGCCGGGTTCAGGGGCAGCGCCGGGAGCTATGTTGCCATTGCCATTACCCGTAGGGTCTTGAGGACTGGGTGCGCCGGGTGGTGCGCCTTCAGGTGGCAGTTGAGGTTGCTCTGGCATCAGGGCCTGTATCTCAGCCATCATCTTTTGCTGGATAGCTGCCTCGCGTGGATCGTTTAGTATCTTATCTTCATCAAGGTCCATTGAAGACGCTAGCTCACGTAAGATGTAATCGTACTTCACAAAGGGAGCCATCGAAGGATTAGCAGTCATCTGCATGAACTGTAGCAAACGCTGACTGCGAACTTCATTCCGCATCAGGCTTTCTGTGCCACGGGCCTTAACGTCTAGGTCTCCGATAAATTCTTTGTCAAAGTTAAACTGCATGTTAAAACTAAATAAGCTTTTGCCTAACGGAGACAGCAAGTAGTCATCAATGTTGCGAACAACCGCTTTGATGTTCTGTGCCGCTGCGCCCATCAACATGGACATGCCAGACGCAGTACGACCTGCACCGCCAACCGCGCCAGAGCCGTGGGAGTACGAAGGAATGCCTGTAGCTTCATCTGCAAGCTGTCGGCTCTTATCAAACATCATTAGAAGCTCTTGGGATACGTTCGGGAACTTAGTGCCGTGTATTGCCGCACCAATTTGACCTGCTTGGCGTCTAAAGACCTTACCTGGGTAAACGGACAAATCCTGTCCCGGCACTAAGTTGGTTTCATCTATTTCAATCAATAAGTTACCAGATAAAGCGCCGTTATCTACAGCCATACGCATAAAGCCGTTCATGAGAAGCTGGGTGTCTTCCATATTCTCTGCAACGCCAATACCAAAGAATGAATACGGATTTAGCTCATATGGCACTGCAAGGTACGGAATACGGCTCGGAGTGAAGGGATTTAGCACTAAACGGAGGATTTGACCGTTACAAACCCATATATTGACCTGTATTTCGTCCTTTTTGCGTAGTTCTTTAGGTATCTCTATATCGGCTTCTTTAGCCAATTCAGCGTCTAAAATGCCCCAATATTCAAGAACTTCGTACCTATCCATGTCAGAATTGACT